ATGAGGCAAAAGGTAAAGACCATGATGGAGATGGAGATGTTGATTCTGAAGATTATTTAGCTGCTAGAGATAAAGCTATTAAAGCTAATATGGCTAAGAAAAAAGTTAAAAAAGAAAATATAGATACTAAATTAGCCGAAATAGGTAAAGCAGGAGAAATAACAAAATTAGAAGCTCAATTAGAATTTTTATCAAATCATATAGATGAAAAAGTTGATAGAGTTAATGGTATTAATGAAGATGAAAATCTTAAAGAATTGATTGACAAATCAAAAATGAAAGCCATGCAAAAAGAAATCAAACTTCTAGAAAAAAGAAAGAAGAAGATGGAAAAATTGTATGAAAAAATGTGTGGCAAAGCATATAAAAGACAAGAAGTAGTAGATGAGATGGATGCTGTAAGTTGGAATGAAAAAAATAACCCAACAAGAAGTAAAGAAGTAGGAGAAAGAGACCCTAAAAAAGTAGGTAAATCAACTTCTGCTTATGCTGTTAATCAACCATAATGAGTAAACAACTATTAATAGAAACACATACATTTAAAGCTTCTCCACAACAATTAACAGAAAATGTATCAAAGGATGGTAATTTGTTGGTTGAGGGAGTATTAGCGACTGCCGAAGTTAAAAACGGTAATGGTCGTTATTATGCAAAACAGTTGTGGGAACGTGAAATGGATAAGTATAAAGAACTTATTGAACAAAGACGTTCAATGGGAGAATTAGATCATCCTGAATCATCAGTAGTAAATTTAAAAAATGTATCTCATTTAATTAAAGAATTCCATTGGGATGGAGATAATGTAATGGGAGTTATAGAAATATTACCTACACCTTCAGGTAATATATTAAAAGAACTTATTAAAAATGGTGTTACAGTAGGAGTATCATCAAGAGGTATGGGTTCTTTAGAACAAAATGGTAATGTAATGGAAGTTCAAGATGATTTTGAATTATTATGTTGGGATTTTGTTTCTACCCCATCAAACCCAGGTTCTTATATGCATGAGGTAATTAAAGAAGGTAAAGAAACTAAAATATATGATTACACTAGAGTAAACCAAATAGTAACAGAAATACTTTGTTCTAAAGGTTCTTGCCCCGTAGTGTAATTTTAAACAATCTACATATACGTATAACCGTAATACACCATGAGTACTTAATATGGTGTTCAATAATTAATAATTTTCTATTACGCTTCATGAATAAGCGTACTTCACAAACTAAATTTTGGGATTATGGCAACAAACAGAGATTTGCTAAACGAGGCAATTGCTGATGCTAAAGCCGTCAAGGAAACAGCTATCGCAAACGCCAAACTTGCTCTTGAAGAAGCCTTCACACCTCATCTTAAATCTATGCTAGCTGCAAAGTTAGATGAAATGGATAAAGAAGATGATGTTAAAGAAGAGTACGGTAAAAAGTACGAAGAAGACGATATCAAGAAGGAAGAAAAAATGGAAAAGGAAGACAAGATGGATGAAGAAATCGATCTTGACGAACTTTTAGCTGAACTCAGTGAAGAAAAAGACGAAATGTCTGACGCCGACAAGAAAGAAATCGACAGAGAAGCAGATGCTATCCGTGACGACGCCGATCAAATCTCTAAATTAGCTAAAGACGCAGGGGAAGATGCTAAAGACATCAAAGACAAAGTCAAAGATGATAAAGCAATCGACGCTGTAAGAGATGACATGGATCAAATTTCTAAACTAGCAAAAGATGCTGGTGAAGATGCGAAAGATGTCAAAGTATCAGAAGAAATGAAATCTAAAGACAAAGAGGACATGGACGAGGAAATGAAATCTAAAAGAAAAAAAGATGACATGGACGAAGAAATGAAATCTAAGGATAAAGAGGACATGGACGAGGAGATGAAAAAAGACAAAGATAAAGACGATGTCAAAGAAGATGCTCGAACTGATGCTGAAGAAGAAGGCTATTTAGATGGTATGAAAGACGAAAAAGAAGACATGGACGATGAAGATATTGATCTTGAGGATATGTCAGAAGATGATCTTAAAGGATTCATTGAGGATGTCATTAAAGACATGGTCATCGATGGTGAAATTGAACCAGGCGATGAATTTGTTGAGGACGAAGTTGAAGTCGAAGACGTTGAAGACGTTGATGTAGACATCGAAATCGACGAGGCCAAAAAAGATGATGAAGATATGAAAGAAGGATACGGAATGAAAAAGTACGAAGAAGACGACATTAAAAAAGAAGCAATGTCCAATCCAGTACAACGTAAAGGTGATTCTGAAAGAAGAAAAGGTGGTAAATTTACCCCTGAATCAGAGCCAGAGCGTGAAACCGAAAAAATGCGTAAAATGGAAGAAGAATTAAAAGACGCCATTGATTCAGTAAATGAATTAAAAGCAGAACTTAATGAAGTTAACCTGTTAAACGCTAAACTTCTTTATACTAACAAAATCTTTAAGGCTAAGAACTTAACTGAAAGTAAAAAAGTTAAAGTATTAAAGGCATTTGATAATGCTAAGGATGTAGCTCAAGCTAAAACTATTTATGAAACATTAAATACTGGATTAGTTGATAAAACTAAATCAATTAATGAATCAATATCTAAAGGTGCAGCTTCAAAAGCAACAGGTGTAGAACCTAAAGCTGAGAAACAACCAATCATTGAATCAAATGACGTTTACAACCGTATGCGTAAGCTTGCGGGATTAATTTAAAATAATTATTAACTCTTAAATTTATAAGAAATGAGCTTAAATACTCTATTAGAAAGCGCGAACCCATATCAGTCTTTACAGTCTGACGCTGCTAAATTAGCTGGCAAATGGGAAAAAACAGGTCTTTTAGAAGGTTTAGAGGGTGCCCACAAAAACAACATGGGTATTATTCTTGAAAACCAAGCTAAACAACTTGTTGTAGAAAGTTCACAAACAGGTGGAGGTTCTGCCTCTTCAGGTACTTTCTCAAGCCAGACTGCTGTTAATATCGGTGGTCAATGGGCAGGAGTTGCTTTACCATTAGTAAGAAAAGTATTTGGTCAAATTGCAGCAAAGGAATTTGTTAGCGTTCAACCAATGAACTTACCTTCTGGTCTAGTATTCTTCCTAGATTTCCAATATGGAAACAACAAGACTCCTTTCGCAGCAGGAAACTCACTATATGGTGACGGTAGCGCAGCTACAAATCCATTTGGTAACACTGCTACAGGTGGTCTTTATGGTGCTGGTAGATTTTCATATTCTATCCAAAGCACACAATCACAAGTATCTGCAAGTGCAGTAAACAATGCAACATGGCAAGACTTCAATTATGATGCTGCCTATTCAGGTGCTGCAGCTGGTGCATATAAAAATGTAGAATTCCCAACTGCTTCATTAGCATTTGGTGACTTTACAGCAGTAGATTCATGGCAATTATTCTCAGGATCTGGTGCTGCATCCGCAAGTATGGTAACTTCAAGTGCTGCAGGTGCACAATTATCTGCATTCACAAGATACGATGGCGATGCTAGTGTACACTTTATTGTACCAACAGCTTCTATTGCTAACTTAGCAGCAGATGATGTACATACAATTGTATACAACATCCAACCTACTGACAGATACAGAGGTGATTTTGAAGCTGGAAATAGCCAGCCTAACTCTTTTAACAATGAAACTGGTTCAAACTGTTGCCCAGCACAAACTATTCCAGAAATCAACATTCAGATGAAATCATCTGCGATTGTTGCTAAAACTAGAAAGTTAAAAGCTGTATGGACTCCAGAATTCGCACAGGATTTAAATGCATACCATGCATTAGATGCTGAAGCTGAATTAACTTCAGTTTTAAGTGAATACATTTCACTAGAAATTGACTTAGAGATCCTTTCTATGTTAATCGAAGCAGCTCCAAACAGAGAAGTTTGGTCAGCTGTTAACAACCAAGCAATTGCAACTGATGCTGCAGGAACTATAACTAACCTAGGATTCTATAATTCACAAGGACAGTGGTTCCAAACTTTAGGTACTAAAATCCAAAAGTTAAGTAACATCATACACCAAAGAACTTTAAGAGGTGGTGCTAACTTTATGGTAGTATCTCCAACAGTCGCTACAATCCTAGAAAGTATTCCAGGATTTGCTGCTGATTCAGATGGTGATGCTGCAAAAGCGAGCTATGCATTCGGTGTACAAAAAGTAGGTGCCATCAATGGTAGATACAAAGTATACAAAAACCCTTATATGACTGAAAACGTCCTATTATTAGGATTTAGAGGTTCTCAGTTCCTAGAAAGTGGTGCTGTATTTGCTCCTTACATTCCATTAATCATGACTCCACTAGTATACGATCCAGATACATTCGTACCAAGAAAAGGATTACTTACTAGATATGCTAAGAAGATGGTAAGACCAGAATTCTATGGTAAGATTGATATTGCTGGATTAAATACTCTATAATCAATTGATTTAGAAAATTAATTCATCATTGGATAAAATTAGCCCGAACTTATGTTCGGGCTTTTTTTTCTCATATTTATAATAAAATAACTTCTTATGAATATACCAATTTGGCCAGGAACTTCGAAGTTTGTATCAGGTTCAGGCGATACTGCCTTTGGGTTTTATGATGCTCAATCAGATTTCCAGGTAGACGCTGATAAGGTAGCTAATTTTTGTGCTAGAAGATTAGGTTATCCTTTAGTAGATGTAGAATTACAATCAGGATCATTTTATACTGCTTTTGAAGAAGCTATTACCACATATGGTAATGAATTATACGCGTATAAAGTACGAGATAATCAATTATCTCTTGAAGGTGCCAGCACGGGTTCAAATTTAAATAACGCATTAATAACACCGAATTTTGAACCAATAGTTAGATTAACAGAGATGTATGGTGCTGAAGCAGGTTCTGGAGGAAATATACCTTGGTATTCTGGATCTTTTACACTTACATCAAGTGTTCAAGATTATTCATTCCAAACTTTTATGACAGCTAGTGGTTATACTGGGTCTGATTATGATTTAGGTATTGAAGTAAAAAGAGTATTTTACCAACCACCCCTACCAGCATCAGCTAGGTATTTAGATCCATATGATGGATTTGGATTTGGAGGAGCAGTAGCAGCTGGTATTATTGGATTTGGTGGGTTTGGTGTTGGATTAGGTTATTTAATGGCTCCATTAAATTACGATTTACAAGTAATCCAACAAATAGAAATGAACGAAATGATTAGGATGAATAATTATTCATTCGAATTATTAGATGATAAATTAAGAGTTTTTCCTATCCCATCAACTACAAATGGAGAAATAGGTAATTCATTTGTATCTGGATCATCATTAACTTTATCAGCATCAGTATCAGCTACAGGAACTGGTACAACAGTTGCTCTACCTCAAACATCAACAGATGGAAGTGGTTCAGGAGCTACTTTTGCAATAACAGCAGATGGTACAAAAGTATCAAAAGTAGGAGCAGTAGCATCAGGTAGTGGGTATAAAAATGGAGATGTAATTACAATTTCACAAGCATCAGTTAATGCAGATGCAGCAGCTCTAAATGTAGGAGCAGATGTAAAACTTATAGTTAAAGCAGCTGATTTAAATGAAATTTGTGCTGGTGGTAAAATATGGTTCCAATATATCTTAAGAAATGAAAGAATAAGTAGATCAATTAAACAAACACCAGATAAAATTACTAATGTATCTAATGTACCTTATACTAATCCGGATTATAACCAAATAAATTCAATTGGTAGACAATGGATTTTTGAATATACATTAGCAATAACAAAAGAAATGTTAGGGTATGTAAGAGGTAAATACTCAAGTATACCAATACCAAATGCTGAGGTTAATTTAAATCAAGGTGATTTAATATCAGCCGCAACAGCAGAAAAAGCAGCCTTAATAGATAGATTAAGAACTTATTTTGATGAAACATCAAGACAAGCATTATTAAACCGTAGGGCATCTGAAGCAGAATCAAAAATGGTTGAATTGCAGCAAGTACCTTACACAATTTATATAGCGTAGTATGGCAATGTTTACGAGACAGAGAGATGTCTCTCTAATTAACAGTCTAAATAGAGAGTTATTAGGTAATATTATTACCCAACAATGTGCTTTATACCAATTTAAATTAGAAGAAACTAAAGTTAATATATATGGTGAAGCAGCTGGAGAAAAATATTATGATGGGCCTTTCTTATTTGATGTTTTAATAAATAGAACTAATCAACAGTACGCTGAAAATGAAGAAGGAGTACAATTTAATCAACCTATAGAATTCTATTTCTTTAGACCAGATTTAGTAGATGCAGATGTAGTACCAAGAGTAGGAGATATTATTTTATATGAAACTGCTTATTATGGAGTACAAAGTACAGTAGCAAACCAATATTTTGGAGGTAAAAATCCTGAGTATCCTAATAATAACTCAGATGGAACACCAAACCCATTAAATCCAGGATTAGAAGAATTTGGAGAAAATTTATCAATTTTAGTATCAACATATTATATACCTGCTGATAAAGTAGCTATATCACCATTTATAGAAAGATTTTAATGGCAACACCTAGAAAACCCATACCTAAATCTCAAAGAAAATTAGCAATTGAGAAACAAGATGTCTTTAAAGGAATTGAAGATAGAGGAGCAGTTGGCAATCCTAACTCAGCAGATGAATTACTAAATTCACCTGCTAACTATGATTCAACAGGTATCGAATTTGATAGATCAACTAAATTAAGCTTTAAAGATGATGATACTAAACAATTTTCTGTTGGAATAAAAGATTTAGATGAAGCAGTATTTTTTTATTTTGAAAATGTAATTAAACCTTTTGTTTATCAAAATGGAGAAAGAAGAAATGTACCGGTAATATACGGAGCACCTGAAAGATGGAAATCATTTCAACGTGATGGATATTATAGAGATAAAAAAGGTGCTATTATGTTACCTATTATTGTTATTAAAAGAGATAGTATAGCTAAAGATAGAACAGTAGCAAATAAATTAGATGCTAATCAACCTAATTTATATGGTACTTTTTCAAAACATTATAGCTCTAAAAACTTTTATAGTCCATTTGGTGTTTTAAATAATAGAAAACCTATAGAAACATTTGATGTAATAGCACAACCTGATTATGTAACACTAGAATATAGTTGTTTAATACAAACTTATTACATGGAACAATTAAATAAAATAATTGAAGCGTGTGAATATGCATCTGATGCTTATTGGGGTAATGCCGAAAGATTTCAATTTAGAGCATTTATAGACCAATTTACAACTGCAACAGAATTGACAGTTAACCAGGATAGATTAGTTAAAGGTACTTTTGGTATAAGATTAAGAGGATATATTATTCCTGATACTATTCAAAAAGATTTAGCATCTGTAAAAAAATATAATTCTAAGGCAAAAGTAACTATTAACTCAGAGGCCGTAAGTAATATCAATGACACAGTTGCAATTCAAAATCCTACATCAGATGGTAGGAAAAGAAGTTAATTTTAAGTAATTGATCCATATTTATAATAAATTATAACCTTAAAAATTTAAATTATGGCTAGTAAAAAGTTATCAGACAAAGAGTTACAACAATTAAAAGATTTCCAAGTTAAGAATAATGAAATCGTTGTAAATTTAGGAACTATCGAATTAAGGATAGACAAACTAGAAGAGGAAAAAGAAAAGAACTTAGAAGCATTCAGATTACTCTCAAAAGAACAAGAGAAATTTGGTAAAGAGTTGCAAGATAATTATGGTGATGGTAATATTGATCTAGAAAATGGAGAATTTACACCATCAAAATAGTTTTTTGAAATAGCTTCTAATATTTATAATAAAACAATATTAAATATAATATAAGACAATGGCAGAAACATTAATATCTCCAGGTGTATTAGCAAGAGAAAATGATCAATCCTTTATAGGTTCTAGACCCGTCACATTCGGTGCGGCAATTATTGGACCAGCAGTACAAGGACCAGTTGGAATACCGACAGCTGTATCTTCGTTTTCACAATATGAAGCTATATTTGGGGGCTCAGTAGAAAGTGGCTCTCAATTTTACACATACCTAAACACAATATCAGCAAGAAATTATTTTGAACAAGGCGGTGAATCATTATTAGTAACTAGAGTAGTATCTGGTTCATTTACATCAGCATTCACCTCAGGTAGTAATAATGTCTCTCTTGCTAATTCCGGTATTAGAAAATTAAAAGGAAGTGGTAATTCATTCCAATTATCTACTATTTCAAAAGGTGAAATAATGAATAATTATCAAGCCGCAGATGATACAGGAGGAACACTAGCTAGTGGATCAGCAAACAATTTAAGATGGGAAATTGCTTCAGTTAATACAGCATCAGGTCAATTTTCATTATTAATTAGACGTGGTAATGATACAACAAATCAAAAAGCAATTTTAGAAACTTATAACAATTTATCATTAGATCCAACAGAACCAAATTATGTCTCTAAAGCCATTGGTGATATAAGTTATTCTGTAGAACAAGATGGAACAGATTTCTATGTTAAAGAAAATGGTAATTATCCAAACAGAAGTGCTTATGTAAGAGTAAGTGAAGTATATGCTCCAACTCCACAGTATTTTGATAATAATGGTACTCCTAAAAATAACCTTACAGGTAGTTTACCAAGAGTAGCATCAGGATCATTTGTGGGAGCAACAGGTTTGAATGTTATAAATAATGATGCTAAATTTAATGAAAATATAAATGCAACTAACATTCAAGGAATTGGTCCTAATGATTATACACAATCAATTAAATTACTAGGTAATAAAGATGCTTATCAATTTAATGTGTTAACAGCACCAGGATTAATTAAATCATTACACTCATCACAAACAACATTATTAGTAACTACAGCACAATCAAGAACTGATTGTATTGCTGTAATTGATATGGTTCCTACAGGATCAACTGTAAATACAGTAATTACACAGGCATCTGGATTAGATACTTCATATGCAGCTACTTACTGGCCTTGGGTTCAATCAATTGATGGTGGTACTGGACAAATAGTTTGGTCTCCAGCTTCAACGTTTATACCAGGTGTTTATGCGTTTACAGATGCTTCTTCAGACCCATGGTTCGCACCAGCAGGTTTAATTAGAGGAGCTTTAGGAACTGTAATTAGAGCAGAAAGAAAATTAACTTCTGGAAACAGAGATACATTATATGAAGGAAATGTTAACCCAATAGCTACATTCCCAGGAAGTGGTGTTGTAGTATTTGGTCAGAAAACATTACAGAAAAAAGCAAGTGCATTAGATAGAGTAAATGTTAGAAGATTATTGATTGCACTTAAGAGCTTTATAGTACAAGTATCAGACAATTTAGTGTTTGAACAAAATACAATTGCTACTAGAAATTCATTCTTAAGCCAAGTTAATCCATACTTAGAATCAGTACAACAAAGACAAGGATTGTTCGCATTTAAAGTTGTAATGGATGCTTCAAATAACACACCAGATGTTATTGATAGAAATGAATTAGTAGGTCAAATATTTTTACAACCAACTAAAACAGCTGAATTTATAATCTTGGATTTCAATGTTCTTCCAACAGGAGCAACATTTCCAGCATAAAAAATAAAAAATAGAATATTTATAATAAAATAATAAAACAATAAAATGGCAGTATTAAACCCAAACGAAATATTTTTTACAGCTTTTGAGCCAAAGCAACAGAATAGATTTGTTCTGTATGTAGACGGAATACCATCTTATCAAATTAAAGGAATGGGAGCTGTTTCCCTTAGTCAAGGTACAGTTGCCTTAAACCATATTAATGTTCAAAGATATGTAAAAGGTAAAACAGTATGGAACACTATTCAGATGACATTATTTGATCCAATTACACCATCAGGCGCACAAGCAGTTATGGAGTGGGTTAGATTACATCATGAATCAGTAACAGGTAGAGATGGATACTCTGATTTCTACAAAAAGGATCTTACATTAGATATATTAGGTCCTGTAGGTGATATAGTATCAGAATGGATAATTAAAGGAGCGTTAATCACAGAAGCAAGTTTTGGTGATTATAGCTGGGATTCAGAAAATGCTGCTCAAGAATTGACAGTAACAGTCCAACCAGATTACTGTATATTAAATTTCTAAAAATATTTTATAGATTTGTTGAAAATAGCTTGGCTTCGGTCAAGCTTTTTTTTATATTAATATGTATAACTAGAAGTAACGTTATAAACTAAATAAAGATTATATGGCTGAATTAAAATTCCCAACAGAACAGGTAGAATTACCCTCAAAAGGACTAATATACCCCAAAGAATCTCCTTTATCTAGTGGTATTGTTGAAATGAAATACATGACTGCTAAAGAAGAAGATATATTAACTAACCAAGCATTTATTAAAAAAGGTATTGTTTTAGATAAATTATTAAGATCATTAGTAGTATCAAAAGATGTTAATATTGATGATTTAATAGTAGGTGATAAAAATGCTATTTTAATTGCATCTAGATTATTAGGATATGGTGCGGAATATACATTCACATATGGTGGGGAACAACATACAGTAGATTTAAATGAATTAGATAATAAACCACTTGATGAATCTAATTTTACACAGGGTGTAAATGAATTTGAATATACTTTACCTACATCAAAAACAAAAATTACATATAAATTAATAACAGGTAGGGACGAAAAAGCAATAGAAAGAGAAATTGCTGGTTTAAAAAAGATAAACAAAGACGCTTCACCTGAATTAACTACAAGATTAAAACAAGCTATACTATCAGTTGATGGTGATTCAGAGAAAAAAACAGTACGTGAATTTGTAGATAATTATTTACTAGCTAAAGACTCCAGGGCTCTTAGAGAACATATTAGATTAACACAGCCTGACGTGGATATGAATATTGTTCTTGATAGTGGAGAGGAGGTGACAGTGCCCATCGGGCTTAACTTTTTTTGGCCTGACTATTAATGCGGCACCCCAAGCAAGGTTAAATTTATTCTCTCAAATTAATCAAATAGTATTTCATGGTAAAGGTGGTTATGACTACACAACTGTGTATAATATGCCTATTTGGTTAAGAAAATATACATTCCAAGAAATTCAAAAATGGTACGATAAAGAAAAAAAGGCACATGACGATGCTGCCAAGGGTAAAGGAAAACAAACATTAGTAGACCCATCAGGTAAAGTAAACGTACCAGCTTTCGAAAAAGCAACTAAACAATT